GCGCGTTCCTCACTGAAGGGTTGTCAAAATCCTTCTCCCAGGCATCTGCCCCACCACTTACGTGGTGTAGTAATCGCTATAACCAGAGGAGTTGTTTACACTCATGATATAGAACATAGTCGGCGGTTATGGTTTTAAACTCAGCTCCACGGGGTAAGACTCCGTTGTCACTGAGACCAAACACTATGTACGCTAGCAAAGGATATTCACTTACGGGTAATCGGAACTGGTCGGGCTTGAAGCTTCGACCGATTCCTTTGATCCTTGTGATACCACAGTTCGTGGCACCTTTATATGGATGTCCGAGGAGTACTGCATCTGCAAGTTCCTCAGGGCCACCATATCTGCGGTGCTCCGGAATGAGTGATATAATCCTATTCCAACTACGCTTGTAAAGACTATCAAAACCGTACTCATCGAGAGAACGATAAGCGAGTCTCGCAACGTAATTGGCTGCTTGGTATTTTCCTTCGAGTCCATGCTGGATCTCCTTTAAATAGAGTGGTCGAACTTCTACACCGTTAAACGTGTCGAAGCCACAACTTTCTCTAAAGGGACCAGTACCAAATGATTTCTCCGTGTTAACAGAGAAGCCAAATAGCTCGTAGGAAAAGATTACCGCATTGAAAAATTGCACCGGCACTATGACGTCATCGCCATAAGCACTAACGAGATAATCAGTCTCGTTCGATTCAGTATCCACTGTCGCTTTAGCAATCGCATAAAAAATAAGCGTTTCTAATTCGAAAATGAACCCATTACCCTGTGAAGCGAATTTCTCCAATTTCACAGTTACGTCTATCCCGTTAATATCAATCACAGTGTTCCGTGATCTGATGCGATCGAGTAACGTAAACCAATCTGGCGGTAACAGTTGTCTCACAAGTTCATGTGAGATCCGGTCGGATGCGTCGCTTTGGTCGATAGTCGCGTAGTCGTCCCATTCGTGAGCTAAAAGCCATTTATGGAAGTCTTGTTGCGTATTAATATCGATTCCAACTCGCCTAAGCCTTTTCCTTATGAATTCTCCTACGTTTTTCTGCAATAGCATGTTAAACAAGGGTTCAATAGAAATCGGTCGTCGCTTTCTCCAATCTTTCGTCACAGAACTGAACCGGTTACCCGGGACAATAATGTGTTGACTGAACGGTGCGAAGAGTCTAGGACAAGCCTCATGTACAGATTGAACGTACATAAGGGCATGCGGGGTCGCGTCGATGTTGTTATCCAACTTGTCAGCAATTGTTGCTGTACTTGCAGGGAGACTGTACGTGCTTCCTTTCGACCATAAAGGTACGAAAGAACTGAAATCGATCGCTCGATGGCCTAATACTGACTCTATAATGCGTTTTACTCTTTCAAGGAGTGAAATGTCTTTGAAATTTTTCAAAGAAGTCAGACGTAGGTTATTCTGTCGATTGATTTCTTCCAGTTCGAAGAAGCGTACAATGCTCTCACTATGCAGTTCATCTTGAGATTTGCCTTGCGTAAGCATAGCATTTTTCTTGAAAACTGCGACGGACTGCGCATCTGCGCGGTACGAGTGAACTTCAACGTAGTTTGACGGTGTGACATCTAAAAGATGACTATTCTGGAATAAC